AGCTCGCGCGCGCGCTCGGCGGAGCCCATTAGCGGCGTAAAAGCCGCCTCGGCGTTTTCGACCTTGGAGAACTCCCGCATAAGCAGCGTGACGCCTGCGGTCAGCGCGCCGATGCCGACGAGAGCGAACTTGCCTGCCGCACCCGCCGCACTAGCGAGGCCGCTGGTCACGGAGTTAAGCGCGCTATTTACGCTGCGCAGGCCCCGCTCCATGCTGCGGGTGAAGCGACCGACGCGGTTCTGCATCCGGCTCACCGGCGCGGTGATACGGTCGACAGCTTTGAAAACCGCCTCTACAGAAAAACGCCCAGCCATTGCTCACCTCTTCGGTTTAGTGGCGTGCCGCAGCTCGCCGCGTAGCCCCTCGTAAAAGAACCGAATCTCGCAGGCGGTTAGCGTGCGGGGGTCCGGCAGCCCGGGGTAGTCGCGGCAGATCTGTAGAAGCATTTCGCCGTACACCACCCCGAACCTATGGTCGCCTCTCGGCAGGTATTCGTCAAGCCCAGCACGCACTAGCGGCGTCTGGACTAATCCATCAAAAAAGCGAAGAGCGCCTCGCAGACCTTAATGTCTGTGCCCGCCAGTCCCGCGAAGGTGCTCGGGTGCGTCCGGCAAATATCACCCATCATGGCGTAGGTCTTGGCAGCGTCGGCGTTTTTCTTCTTGCCGTCGGTCGCCATCAACGATGCGCCAGTGCGCTCGTGAAACGTCAGCGGGCCGGTGTGTTTGGACGCGGGGCGGTGTGGCGTGTAGACAGCCTCGCCGTTTTCGTTGACCACGAGGTGGCCCTTCACGATGGCGCGGACGATCCGGTCCCGGTTCTTGTTGAACGCGGTTAGGTCCTCGGCGTCCAGCTTTGCCGTGTCGATGTCGAGGTCCATGCTGTCGGCGAAGCGCTGGAACTCCTGCTCCGCCATTTCTGGTGCGATTTTATCGTTCATTGTCGTGCCCTATTTAAAGTGGTGCCGCGCCCCAGCGGTAAGGCCGGGTGTGGGTAGGGCTCCCGCGCAGCAATAGTGCCCCATTTACTGCGCCTTACTGTTGAGTTAAGACGCCCGGTCCCATCAACGAAATCGGCGCGGTGGCCGACTGCGAGCTGGCCTGCGTCTCGCCGACGAGTTGCGCCTGCGCCTGCCAGGTAATACCCGAGGCGTAGGTCAGCGCGATCGGAAAAAAGTCCGGCCGGTTGGTTAGCGCCTGCAAGAACTCATGGTCGCCCCGGCTGTCGTCGATCTCGACGGTCACGCCGTCCAGCGACAACGGTACGCGGGTTTTTATGAGCCGCGCGGTAAACCCGTCGCCGTTCATCTGTACCTCGTTCTCGAAGCCGCCGAGCTTGCGCTGGGCCTCGGCGTCTGCGGCGACCGGAAAACTCCGGCCGTCCAGTGTAATGCTTTCAAGTGATCCACCGACTGCGGTCATGGTCCCGTTCTCCTGTTAAGCGACGATCGGCTGAGTACCGAAGTAAAAGCCGAAGTCGAGGTCAATTGATATGATGTTGGCGTTGCCGGACAGCTGCACCGTGAAGGCGATGTCCAGCCGCTTGGGGTTGCTGCCGTTAATGCCGGCGAGGATAGACGCCTTCGCCGCCTTTGGGTCGCTGATAATCGCGTTTATAGCGAGGTTATCAATCAGCGCGGCGACGGTAGCGACTGCCGTCTTGGGCTTCTTGGCGGACCGGTTAGCGGTAGGCTGGTCGTCCGGTATTAGCGGCGCGCCATCCCACTCGTCGGTGGCGAAACGAATGTCCAAGTTAAAAATGATCTGCTGCAGCTTAACGATGTCGCACACGTAGCGATACGCGGGGTTCGGGTTGCCGGTTGGGTGGTAGAACGTCACCACGTCGCCGATGTTGAGCACCCCGTCCTTCGCTTCGCTCGTAGAGCTGCCGCCCTTGACCGCTTGGTCGCGTTGCGGGTATGTCCACTGCGCGCTGTCGAGGCCGGGCACGAGGCCGGTGGCGTCTTGGCTGCCGTAGTCGCGTGGCGGGTTGTTGTTAGCTACGACGGCGATCCGTGCGAGCTGGCGGGCAGCCACAACGAACGGTAAGTCGACGGCGCCAGGTGATACGAGCTGGCAGTTTGTGCGGTCAGTCTTGCGCGCTTCGGGGATCGCTATCGCGTTAGCGACAGAAGTCGGCACTGCGCCAGAGAACACCACGCACGGCTTGCGCACTAGCGCGCCCCACCGGCCCTCACCGAACGCGCTGTACGCGTCGAGCGCGACCGTGTCGGCCACGTCTAAACAGTTCAGGAACAGCGACTCCCACACGTTGCCGACTTGGGCTAGCGCCGCGTCGACGGTTGGGTTGCCTGCGCCCGGTGTCGTGGTGGCGATGCCGAACGTGAAGCCGACGTCAGTCGGCCCCTCGATGGTTACGACGACGCCGTTACTGGACGCGCCGCGCCACTTAGCCGTTATGACCACGTTAGTGGCGCCATCGACTGCCGTCACCGGTAGGTCGAGAACTGCGGCGATTGCTGCGGTAGCGGCAGCGGTAAACTGGGCGATGGTGGTGCCCGTCACGACAGCGATGGCTGCAGAGCGGACGTTATTTACTACGACGTAAAACACGCCGCTGCCTGTACCGGCGCCGGCGGGGGTGACGGTGATCACTCGCGCGGTGGTGCCGTTGGCCGTTGGGTAGAACGTCACCGGGATGGACCCGACGCCGTCACCGTTAACAGGGAATAGCTGCTTCGCGGCTAGGTGTAGCGGCGAGCCGAACCCGTAAGCCGTGGCGACGTCGAATGCGCTGCTGTACTGGGCTTTGACGGTTGAGAACACCGACGCCGTGGAGCCCTGCCCCACCACAGCGATGCGCTGCGGAAGATTGACGACGTTACCGCCGCGCAAGTCCTTGAAATTGGTCGCGATGCCCACTACGCGGGCGACTGCCGATGCGTCTACTGCGGAACTGATAGCCATGGTAGTAGCCTCTTAATTAATTATAAAATTTGCGACGGGGCCGTTGTTCGGCACGTCAGTTAAAACTCCCGTGGGCGACAAGTATAGCACCGACGGGCTGGTAATGGTTACGCCATTGACGACTAGGCTATTGCCCGACGTACTGACGGCACCGACAGACGGCCCGTTGACTCGCGTCGAGAGCAAGCCGAAACGAGATAAAAATAGCATATTAGTTGGCGTCGCGATAGGTACGTCGTCAATCGTTAGCGCGCCGGTGTCGACTTTCACGCTAGACACGAACGGGTAGTCGACTGTCCACGGGATCGCGGCGAGCACGCCGGTGGTGAATTCGTTGTACGCGATGACCGTCGGGACGCCCGAGATCGGCGACGCGATGGTGCCGGTGATGGTGCCGGTGGTTGGGTTGATCGAGCAGCCGTCGGGCAGGTCTTGCGCCGCGTAGCTGGTGGCGCCGGAGAAGTTCGACGGGATATTCACCGCGTCGCCGATGTCGCTGGACAGGGGGGTGTAGGGGGCGGTGAGAGAGGGTGATGTTGCTGTTGCTGTATTTTCTCCGAGAGCATAAGCATGGGTGTTTAGAAACGCCGCGCTGCCTGTCCATGTAGCGCCGAAAGTAGCAGCGGCTACGTTATCTCGTCGTGAAGCTATAGACGACCCAGACGATGCTAGCGTAACACTAACTGACTGGTTCACTACTGCGGTTATGTACTCAACACCTGGAATTAAATCCCAGTCGACGGCCACCTCGTAGTTACCCCATGATGAGCCTGCGCCAATCACGATGTTACCACTAGTAAAAACCAGTGTAGACCTAACCCCCGCAACAACAGTATAGAGACCTACGTTTAAAGTTCTTGCCCCCGCTGCCTGTAGCGCCCTAACGCCAACGGTATGAACGTTGTCTACCGCCACCGACGCTCGTTTAGTTGCCAAATCCTGAGAAAGTGGATTAGTGCCGATGAGTGTGCCACCGGCTACAGTTGAATTGTCATAAGTACCAATTGTAAATGCCGCCACGGGGCCTCCGAGCACTCTGTCTGAAAAAAGTTTATTTGATTGCGGTGAGCTAGCGCCAGAGCCGTAATACGCATAGGCCTTGTCGCCTATCGTAGCAATGAGGCTAGCGTACAAACTAATACCTGTGCCCATTGCGCTGGTTAAAAGACCAACATATACCGCATTTTCAGGGTCGGTAACGTCGTAGCAAGCAAGCCCCCGCTGTCCATTAGCTAAATACACCCAGTCTCTGTGTTTGAATATGCCCAATATAGGTTTATCCCCTGCATCTATCCATGTATCAACATCAGCGGCGGCCATCGGCGTGTAATAGTAGCTGTCAGGTGCCGCCGATGTGGGGTCAGTGACTTTGCGAACAATCAAGCCACGGGCATTGCTATCAACGCTGTCGGGGTTATTGTTGTTGCACTCAAATAGATAGTACTCGCCATTAACATACTCAGCGACCAAGTTGCGGGTGCGAAGTTGCGTGCTAGTGCCGTAAGGATTTTCTGTTGCTGCGTCAAACCATTGGGCGTTAGTCGGGGCAGCGGGTGCGGATATGTTAACCGCCATTGTACCGTTTCCATGATTAGCTAAAAACGCCCACGTTTCGCCCAATCTCGCGCCGTTGGCGTATGTGATTATCGCAATACGCGACGCTTCCCAATAAAGCCCGTCGGCGACATGCGTTGGGAAATTCGCCTCCAGCTCTGTCTTACCGTACTGTCCATGTCGCAACATATTAGATGGGGCGGTTACATCGTAGATAACTAATCCGTTTAGTTGCGATGCAACACAGAGGTAGTTACCCCATATCGCCATACCCTGATACCACTCATTACCGGAAAACCCGCTAATCGTTGGGATTGGGTTCATGCTCGGCGGGCGAATAGTTTGCAGGTGATCAGGGTTTTGTTTAAATGCGCCTGCTATGTCATACGATGCAAGAATCCCCACGGGCGGGATCGGTGTGCCCGGCGGCTGCGCCACATTTCGACCGCAAACGTATAAAGTATCACCATCAACCAATATGCCTGTTTGGGTCAAATAGTAGGAGTTTGTTTTGGTTAGTCGGTAACTGTCGCCAGTGTTCCACGTCACACCTGTAACGGTGGCAGTTGTGCGCGTATTAGCTGTTATCGCGCCCTGAGTAACTTGCGTCAGGTTGTAGCCCCGCGTGCCAAGACCACCGCCATATTGCTGGTTTGGGGTCTGATCCCACTCCATATTTGCCGCAGTCAATGCGCTGTCGGTTAGTATAGATGCACCGTTAGCGCCTGTGTGAGTACCAGTTGCTTCTGGCTGTGGGACGTCAACCCGTCTAACAAAAGACGGGGTTGACGGATCGGTAATGTCGAACACCCATATCCCATCAGTACCAGCCGCGACGTATAGAGTAGTCTGGTCGGTAGATAGGGCATATTCCCACTGAGTGCTATTAGATACTGCCGGAACGCCTACGGTTTCGCTTTGTCGAATAAATACTGGTTGGGTCATTGTAATCTATTTCTCTGTGCGAGTATGCTACCGACACCAAAGTCGGCACCACTATTTATCTTCTAACAAACCTCAAGCCGTGTAGTCGTAATCCGCCTCGACGTAGAGCGAGCCATCCTCGGCCCTGAACACGTCGACGCTTAAAAGTTCCAAAATCTCCGCAGCGACCTGCGGCGACAATTCGTTAAATTGTACTGCTAGCGCAATGCGCGCGCCGACTATCTGCTGGACCGTGTTTCCGTCGAGCTGCGGCTGGAATACTGTAACCGATTGCGGCCACCTTTGCCACACAAGCCCGCGCAGACTGAGGTACGTGTACTCGGCAGCCATTAAAATGTTACGCACCAGCCGGACAGCGCGCTGCACGACGAAAGCCGCCTCGCGGTCGCCAGGTAGGTGGCCGGTCCCGCCGTCGGTTCCCGCCACGCCGTAGCCGTAGCAGTCAATGTTAAAAATACCCGTCGCTTTCTGGCGCTCCATTACGTTACTGGCTCCGCCGTCAAAGGACGAGTTATCGTACCAGACATTCACCAGCGGCGAAACGTCGGTCGGGTCGTTGAGGTACTGCTCCCACGGGTTCGACCGCTCGGCAAAGACGCGCAGCCTCCAGTCGTCGGGGTTCGGTTTGCCTGCAGTCGTGGCGAGGGCCACCTGACTAGCGGACTCGATAGTCAGAATAGCCGCGATCTGGTCGCGAATAATCTCGAAGTTGTCTTGTTTATCGATCAGCTCGAGCGTCATATTTTATACGCCTCAAGCAAGAGCGTCACGATGCCCAGCGCCCGGTCAGGGTTCGACTGGGCCACTTTGAACGTGTACGGCAGGCCGTTGATGTCGTCGAAAGCTACGAGCCACGGCTTGCTGGCAGAATCCGCAATACCTCGCGGGAGTGCCATCGCTGGGGCGGCGTAAATCGACGAAATGCGCAGCGCTGCGGACGCCAGACGGCCCGACACGGCTTGGCCCGTGTCTGGGTCGATTAGCTGGGCTATGTCGTCCGAGAAACCCGTGAGCGCCTTTGAGGCGCCTGCGGGGTCGGTCAGCGTGATCGCCCAGCCGAACCCGTGCACGCTATCCTCAAGGATGGCGGCAAGATCCGACTCGGCGATCAGGCGCAGGCTCACGGCTTAGTTTTTGCTTACGTGGCCGGCTCTAACCAGCTGGTTTAGCGCGTCTTGGCCGCCGGCGAGGTCGTCAGC